ATGACACTTGCACCTGGTGAAGATGCAGTCCTTACGGACTTGAAGATTGGACGCCCACCTTTCGGATTTTGCCAATCTTAAAACGACACTGCAGTCGGCACAAGCAAGACCTACAGCTCAAAGTTAAAGTAGCTGGTGCTATACCCAGCACCCTCACCAATAGTAAGCGCGTTGATAAACGCACCCCAAGGTGAGATATACCGCACTGAGGGATAGGCGGTGCGGATGGCAGACAAGAACGTCGAAACGTTGTAGAACACGTCCTTGTTGTCACCAGGAACATCAGCTGCGCTACTCCCAACGATCTTGCGGGGCCCGGAGATGGAATTAAGGTCACCAAGGTAATCACCCAAGGCATTCCACACGCCGGCACCACAATCGTTTTGGGTGCAGTCGGACAACTGAACATCGGAAGCGCGCGCCTTCGTGAACATGTTCAGGAGCCCATTTGTCGCACCGACAATATCGTACGCGTAGCGGGGCTCACAGTCCTCGACTATCGCGCCGGTACTACCCTCCATAATCAACTTCGGACACGCCCCCTCCCCACAGACAACGCGGCGTATGGGGGAACCAGCTGGGGTAGCTGACAAAGTAGGGAGCGTGTAGTGTTGACTTGCACCTGCGTTGAATTGATACACCTTACCAGCGGCCTGGGCAGTGGTGCTAGTTTCAACGGCAGGGTGAGCTGCCAACTCTGGTACAGAGAGGGGGACGACATACTCAGCAGTGACGTCAAACGTACACTGCGAAGAGGAATCGAAACCTAACAAGAGAAACCCGCAGAACGCAGTGCGAGGCTCCACATAATTCCCCCGGGAACTAGCGGAGACATACTTGCTGGCCTGGTCGGCGTGCATCGCCGCTGGATCACAGGTCAGCGTCGCCTCAGACCAGCACGGTACAGAAAGACTAGTACGGTTGGCCATAAGGTAGTTCTTGTCGGAGTAAGGGATGTCGTCATAATCGTAGTCGATCGCGGCGTAGAAGCGACCGGCAGTAGACGCTGACTGGTTCGGGACAAAGTGGAAAACCAGTTTGGCGAACGTAAACCTCTCGAAATTCACCGCTATGTTAGAGAGCCACGGGAACATGAGCCGGGACGCGGGGTTAAGGTCGTAACCTGGCGCTGAGAGACACAGCGGTGGAATGTAGAACCCAGTATTTGAACCGTTAGTAACACTACCAACGTACTCGCGGTGAGAGACAGTAACGACGGCACCACGTGTAGACAAACTAGGTTGGGTGGCAGCAACCCTGCTCTGGGCAGGGGCATAGGGAACGGACTGAGTGGCCCGCTTCTCGGCGGGGCGCGCCGGCTGCTTCTTGGCAGCAGTCTTGCCTGTTGCTTTCTTAGGCATGTCGAAGGAGATAATCGTTTCGGGTGGAAATCACGTAGTATGGGATGCCCCACGTGAGAGGGGGACTGTCCATCATGTGGAAACCCCAAAGCGGGGAGGCGCCGTGCAGTCTCTCGGCATTCTTAATAGCACGGAAGTATTGAGCCCTCAGGCACCGTTTTGGGCCATTACTCCACAAGACCCCATTATCATAACGCAAGCGTCATCGATGGAGAGACACCATATCCCACCCAAGGATAGGTAGTCAAATCACATAACGACAAAGCTCGCTCGATACCCACCTGCGCCTCAGGCGTTATACCAAACGCCTGATAGAAGCTAGCCCGAGCCATCGGGGTTGGAGTTACAACCCTAGCACGCATGCCCTTCGAGAGCTGATACATACCAGAGGATTCCAACCACTCGGGAGTGGGTAGTGAGTTAGGCGCGAAGCGCTTCATAACTGTGTAGTACGCTTGTAACACAGGGAGCCCAGAGGTCAAGGCCAGACCGCAATCAGCAAGAGGTCCCACAAGGGAACGCAACTCGGAGATATTTCTCAGGCGTGGCGACACATGTAACAGTGTCGCATCTTTTGACACAGATACGGAAGGGACACGTACCATGCGCCAAACACAACCGTCATGTACCGGGCTGGTCTGACAAAAGGTCAAACGTTCCAGGATTCCTACAACGGGCTCCAACTTCATCACAATGTCCAACCCTCGGAAAAACGGCACAACCAGCGGCGTCAGCCGGTTGATGACTTGCCGATCCCCGATCAACACACAGTCGTCACCGTTGTTGAATAGGCGGACACGGGAGTGCCCCACTCTGGCCAAGCCTATAGAGTGGAGTAGCGACCACACAGCAGAAGACATTATCAAACAATTGCCAAGGGCCGTGTTCATATCACCGGAACAACGTCCACCGCGCACCTGATACGTGACCTTACCATCGCTACAACGACAGTAGCCACGGTTAGTGAGTTGCCACGATAAAAGGCGGACGAGGTAGTTGTCACCAGGAAAGAACAAACGGTAAACAGAATGCTCCCAACTGAGCAGTCGTTCCCCAACATGTTGGTCAAACCGACTGGCATCAAGACCCAAAGCCACTGGATCATGGAAGGACTGCCACGCGTCAGCGATGAACTCACCAACTTGCGTGGCATTATACCCCTTCATAACCGTCGGACCACCAAACAACTTGGCAATCATTCGATAGACCTTGTGTTCGATGGGCCGAATATAACGCCCCACCTCGACGTTATACTCAGGTTTGCGAGGCTGAATGACCCGTGGCACGGCACGCTTCTTTGTAAGCTCAATCTTCTCATGCTTACAAAATGTACCGAGAAACGAGTCAGACTTCCTCACACCCCGCTCGCGGACCTTCTCCCGCGCTTTCTGATACACGCAGAGCCTGCGGCCCCTGTAGTACATCTCGGGATAAACCTCGAGAGACACAGGTACGGTAGGTTGCACGTAACGTCGAAAGAACTTGAAAGGCTCCGCAAGACACCCAATGCCCTGGCAACTCCTACCAGGTCGCTCGAACACACCACCACCAACATCATGGAAAAACACGCGCTCTTTAATGGCACACGCTGCGTTAACCACGGTATCGGTGAAGGAAGAGAACCGTCTAGTGTTAGCAAGTTGGTTGATGCAATGCACCGGGCGTTCGCGCGGCCGCCCCAACTTGGTAGAACACTTATAAAACTCGCCCCCAAACAAATAAGGTACGCCAGTACCTGCAACCCAGGCCCCGTGACCCCACCAAGTCACCAACGATGGGACAACCCGAGATTCTACTTGTTCGAGGAGACGGTAAAACCCCCATCAACTTGGTCCAAGAGGTGGAGGCTGCGAGACCACGAAAGAGGGACCCAATTCTGCCAGCGGTATCGTAATACCAACGGACTGGTAGACAACTCGCGGCGGTCATTGATGGCACTCACCGCGAAGATTTCACGATGCGCCTCCACCTCACAAGGAAGGGGCACAAACGCATAATAGGTGGCCCAATTGATCAGGTAGGGCCGATCCGTGTCCCGCAAATTCGTAACGGGACTGGGTTGCTGCGAAAGATAATCCACAACAACACGTGAAATCTTTTGTTTCATCTCTTCCGTGGGGGAATTCGGGAAGCCATTATTGGCACGTATCCACTCTCCAACACTCCGACCAACCCTTTTGCAGTCATTGCGGGTCGGACAGTCCCGTAGTGCGCCAACCTGATCGGTGGCGGGTGGAATACGTATTCTTGTCACACGGCGGGGCTTTAGCGTGTGCTTACTGCAACTCACCAGCGCAGTAATCAACACTATACCCACAACACCAATGCACAAGACTATGTCATTTCCAGACAGCCTACCAAGCACAGTCTCCAACATCACACCGCTCAACATAGAAGATGAGGGCGTAAAGGAGACACAAGTACATGATAGACGTGGAAATCAGGCCGCAAACGCAACAGCATCGCCGCCTACTGACATAGCAAAAACTCGTGATAGTAGACCAAACAATCAGAATCGCCACAACGAACCCAAGAAAGTTCAACGAATTCCTGTTCGGGGAATCAGGACGAGCTGAGAACCGGAGGGATGAAAGTCCCGAGGGGGAGCAGAGGCCTGACAGACCGCTGAGGGCTGCGAGCACGGAGCGGACAACGGGTTGCAGGCGTAGATTTTCCCC